CTTTGCTTTGTGTTTTTCATTTTTTTTTCGTTTTTAATTGCCGATAACTTCTGCTAAAATCCATTGAAACGGATTTTAGCTCTTGGTTATCGTCAATTCACAATTCATAATTTATAATTCATAATTAAAAAAAGTGTTTCATAATTTCGTGTTCAATATGTTGCTCAATCATTTTATAAAGCAAAGGATGGCTGCCTATAAATTGTCTTTTCGGAATATCAATACCGTGAGCTTTTGTTCTCTTATAGTTTTTGCCTTCGGCTTTTCGGTTGCTTATCCATACCGGGCGTTTTTTCTTTTTATCGTAAAAATATGCCGTTCCGCCGGGGTGATTTATTCTCCCGCCTTCGTTATGTATGCCGGCATAGGCAACATTACTGTAAAACAGTATATTTTTACCTGCAATGCCGTAACTGATGCTTTTACGCAAATGCCCTGTTTTTTGCAACAGGTTTCGGTTTTTGCCTTTTTGTGCGTTTTCACGTTCAACATATTTGCTGGGTTTCCAGGGCTTTCCGAAAAAACTTTGCTTCTCAAAATTACGGTCGAAAGCATCGGCACTCATTACGGCAATGTCATTTACAATCCCGTCAAGTGAGTTTGCGAGCTCTCTTAAATCTCTTATAAATTGCCGTGTGTATCTGCTCATTTTTAATCAAAATTATATTCCGGTCTTCCGCTTATGTCAAGTTCGTTTATTGTTCCTTCCGGCTCATCGGCGTGTTGGTAAATAAGCGAGCTGAAATCCTGCGTTGTCATCAGCCAGCCCTTTATATATTGATGATGTGTAAGGTTAAAGCGGTTAAGTGATGTAAACAGCTTTTTCCCGTCGGCATAATTACAATGAAACCGATGCAGAGCTGTAAAAATACCTTCAACAATTGTGTCGTGTTCTTGCAGTTTGCTTTGTTTTATTGTTTTCTTTTGGTCGGCAAGGGCTTTTGTTACGGCGTGTATTCTAACCGTAAACGGAGCTTGCTGAAAGTTCTCACGTAAAGTTTTAAGTTGCAACGGAACGGGAAACTCTACAAATATTGCAGGTGCCGTGTGTATTATTCCTTCGTATTGGTCATTAAACCAATCAATATACATATCGGGAAATGCCGATAATAATTGTTCTTTTATTTTGCTGTATGCTTGCAGTAACATTATTCGGGTATTATTGAGTTAATATATTCGCTTTCTTTTTTAAGTTCGTTAAAATCAACTTTCATGGCACGCAACTTGGCTTTTACGTTTTGAGCAAGGTAGCTGTAAAAAGTTTGTATTGTCATCGGATATACTTTCGACAGGTTCTCGTGTATTCGCACATTTTTAATCCCTTTTTTTTGCATTTTAAGGGTATATTGCTGAATAAAGTAAATTTGCTTGTAATGGTTAAGATTGTTGTATGCCATTGTTTTAATTGATTATTTTAAAAGGTTAAATTTATCTCTTAAATACTGTGCCGCTTTGTCGAACGAGAAACCTATAACAAAAGCGAGATACATATTGTCCGAGATATTAAATATGTTTTCGGAAAACCGATAAAGAATAACGGACAACAGTATTGAGAACCAAAGCCGTCTTACGTTATCTTTAAACATAAACGCATAGCTGAAATTAATAGGCGTTCTCGGACTGTGCAGGTCTCTTTTGTTTACGTGAAGCATAAGCGATACGAATATGCCGAGAAACAGAAAAAACAGTCCGACAAAAAATTGATAATAGTCATTTGTTCCGATAAGGTAATACATTAAATTTTTCATTTTATTATTTGTTTTTAGTGAATAAATTAACAGGTATTGAAATATCAAGCAGCAGGGTTTGTGATGTTCCGTATCCTGCCGACAGGTATATGTTTTTATTTGTTCTGTATGTTAATTTTCCGCCGATTACGGCTTTGTTTTGCGAAAACACGGTAAATACACCTGCATATAATTTCGGAGCCGACACAGGCACTTTTATCGTTGTTTCTTTGCTTATTACTTTTGTTTTATCGTAGTCGTGAACTTCAATTTCTTGGCTTACAACATCATTTTTTGTAATAGTTTGTTTTAATCGAAAAAACAGAGAGCTGTCGTTCATCAGCGTGTCGTCCCTGAATACTTTTGCATAGTATTTTTTCAGTATTTCAGCTGTGTCAATATCAAACGGCAGGTCTGTGTTAACGATTTTTGCCGGCTGTTTTACCTTAATTACTTTCTCAATATAGGTTGTGTCAAATTCCGTAACCGTGTCGGTAACGGTAATTGTGTCGTTTTGCAGCTCTGTCGTAAGCATATTACATCCTTTTTTGTTAAGAAAGAAGATAACGATAACGACAATTGCCGTAAGCCAAAATAACAGTTGCGGAATATTTAATTTAAGTTTCATTATATAATTATTTAATATTTTTTATGCTAAACAAAGTATCTTCTAATCGCATAAGCATTGATACAAGTTCGGGTTGCGGATGTGCGTCGCTTTTATCGGTTCGGTATGATACGTGCGACCATATTCCCTCTGCTCCTCTTATTGCACGTTCGGAAATATCCCACATATCCGGGTTATAAGTTACCGGAATATTATCTTTAATTGCGTGATAAATTATAAGTTTTTCAAGAGCTTTTATTTCGTTATCGGTATATTTTTCGAACCAGTGATAACCGCGAAATTTTTCAGGATAAAAAACTACTTTATCCGCCGGAACTTCGACGGCTGCCCAAGAATAGAACTTGCCGTTTTTTTCGGTTAATCCGCCCCAATTACATATTTCGCATTGAATTGCTTGCGAATTAAGTAATGTATCGTGCTTATGCGTTTTAAATTTATTTAATTTTTCAGGCAAATAATTGTGTCTGCTGTTAATATAAATTGCATAAGCATAATATTTTGAAGCATCAAAGCCATGAAAAATATTTCCGTTATCGGTAATTCCGTATGCGGTTGCTACCCTGCCTTGCTTATCTTCTTTCCAATGATGAAACATATTGCGTGCATTATCCCAGCCGGCGGAATGGTGTATTATAAATGTTCTTTTTTTCGTTTCTTTTTGAACATACTGATTACCGGGAAAATCTATTTTATTAACTTTTATATTCGGATTAATAGTTTTCATTTTTTCCGTTGATTTTAAGTATTTATGATAATATTTTGTCATTTGATATTCTCCGCCTGTCAGTTTGTTTTTTGCATATAATGCAGTTGCGTGATTATATCCTAAAACGGCACCTGCTTCCGACAGAGAGTATTTAAGTTTTGTTATTAATTCGGTAAATACAATATATCTTGCTCTTACCGTCTCTGTTTTACGGCTTCTGCTTATCAGTTTTTCATAACTTATTCCTGTATAATTGCACACCTTGTTTATTATGCTTTTTTCTTTTTTTGTCAGTTCTTCTTTCGACGGCTTTTTAAGTCGCTTTATAACTTCTTCAACTATACGGTTAATGTCATCTTCGTTTAACTTATACATCACGTTTAATTTTATCAATCATTTTTTTTAATTGTTTCGGATTTTCCATAGAGCTGCGTAAATTATTGTTATGCCTCTCAATGTCTTTACCGAAGATGTGATTATCAACCAATTCATCATATCTTTGCAATGCTTCCATAATTTTACGTCCGTCAATACTGCTGTAAAGTGATCCGTCAAAAGGCGGTTCTGCTCTTTTTATCCTGTTAAAGCAGTCTTGTAAATGCGTTAAGCTGAAAAACTCATAATCGTTTACAATAAACTCGGCAGTATCAAAAATTTGCTTTGCGGTCATTTTTTGTTTTACGTTCAAAAAATCTTGCAAATCGGTAATTTGAAGTGCAACAATGCCTATTAGTTCTTTATGTTCAAAAGTCTTTTTTAATTGCATAAGTCTTGTTTCTTTAAGTCCTTCCTGTATGTTTATTTTTGTAACAGGAATTCTTTTACTTGTATCTTCGCCGAAATTCATCAGCCAACGCATTAATGTTTGTTTGCGTTCCCGTATTACTTCCTGCGGAAGATTGTTGTTTATTACCGCTAATTCTTTTGAGTTCATTGTAATTACTTGTTATTCTTGCAATAGTTTTTTCTTTTGCCCACCACTCTTTGCTGTCGAAAAACAAATTAATAAGCTCCGTTGTAAGTTCAATTCCTTTAAGCATCCCTGCTTCTCTGGCGGTTACTTTATAATCGTTGCCGTATCGCATTTTATAAAGCTGGCACCACAGGGCAATTTTTTGTTTTTGTGCATTTACTTTAAGCTCTTTTATTTTGTAATTTTCAACAGTATTGAAATTCTTTTTAAAAGCAATTTTCATTATATTTAAAAAGTCAGCTTCGTTATCGGCATAATTTATTTTTATACTGCTTAATAAACCTGCTGTATAGCTGATTTCAATTTCCGAATGCTCGGAGCTGACTTTATATTTTTGCTCAATAATCATTTTGCTTCTTTCTCTAAAAAAGGTGCGGAGCTGATTGAAAGTGCAACACTGTTCCAAGTGCCTCGTTCGTCTTTCCATTCTGCTTCAATAAAATCAGAACTTCTTTCAGGTCTGTAAGCATCTACAATAATCTGCACACCGTCTTTAAATAATTGATTGTCGGTTTCTTCCGACATTTTAATTAAATCAAGAACACGGTTGGCTTTTAAGTTACCTTTTGCATCTCTTTTCAAAAGTTTGTTTATCATGCCTACAAGCATTGCCGTTTCTTCGTCTTTTATTAAACTGTCCACGTATTCTCTTACTTTTGCGATGCCTTCTTCCACTGTATCGTCGTATCTGTCGTAAACACGATAACCGAGCTTAATGCGTTTTGTTCCTTCGGCATTGCTGAATGTGTGCGATTGTTGCTCGCTCTTAACATCATAAAGCTCGCATTTCATTTTTATAAGGTTCTCAAAAGCCGAAAAAACATTTGTTTTTGTTACGGAAAGCTGTGAGCTTAACCCGGTAAGTTGCTTAAACATTTCCTCAACCTCTTTTCCTGCAAGTTCTTTAAGCAGTTTTCTGTCTTCTTTTATTTTTTCTTGTTTTGCTTTTTCTTCTTGCTTTAATTCTTCAAGAAGTTTTGCTTTTTCCTGCGGTGTTAAATTTTCTAAATTCATTTTTCAAATTTTTTAAGGGTTTGCATTACTTTTATTGCTATATTACCGATATATCCTTTCTTGCTGCCGTTACTGTAAGTAATTGTCAGCGATTTCTTTTCGTGATTAAAATTGACATCGGTAATTTTCGGGATTTCTTTAATATCCATTTTTTCTAATGTTTTAGTTAATAATTGAAAATCAGTTATATTTTGCTTGGAATTGTGCTTTTTCATTGTATATGCGTCTGACGGTTCGTAATTGTTTTATCATTTTGTTAAGTTCATCAACCGATAGTTCGTTAAGCTGCTTTTCAAGTTTAATTTTCTTTTTAATCCACGCATTTATTACAAGCAACTTTCGTTTATTATCTTCTCTGTTATGTATAAAACCTATGTCATACATCAGTTTAAAAATTTCACGTCGCAGTCCTTGCTCTATTCCGCTGTATTGCCTTTCGTTTGCCTGCTTGTTTTTTAAAGTTATTAATTGCTCTTGTAATGACATTATAAGGTTATTGCACTCACGGTATTCCATTTCGGAGCTTCGCTCTGTTCTGCCGTTTGTAAATTGATATACAAGCTCTTTTTTATTCTCATCGTTTATATTAAGTTGCGACAATAATGCGTAAAGCCGTTTATTTTGTGATTTTGTTCGTATCATTTTTTACATTTTACATCGTTTTAATAACTTTGTTTTAACAGGTAATCCGTATATGTGTCTTAACCATTCTTTTCTCCAAGTTTCTTTTAATGAAATTCTTGCTTTTTCATAATTAATGTTTCTGTTTCTGTTCTCCGTTCTGCTGATACATTCAAGATTATTGATATTACAATTTAGAGAATTACCGTCCGCAAATCTTATTACATGTCCCTTTGGTATTTCTCCGTAATGTTGTTTCCATAAATATCTGTGAAAAAGCTCCCATTTTCCTTTTGCAACTCTTATATATTTATATGTTCTGCCGTCTCTTTTATGTGTTCTGTATGATATTGCTCCGTTATGTTTAGTATTGTGAGGTATGTGACCTTTTTTAAATTAGGTTTTATTTGCAATTTCAGGACATTTCTTACCCTTGTTAGCAGGTATATGCCCTTTTTTAAATCTGCCGAGATTGTCTCGTTGATTTTTTTCAAAAACTTGTATAGGTTCAAGATAAATTTCCATTTATTTTTTGTTTGTTATTTCTGTAATAGCTGCTTCTGCATTTCCAACAAATTCGCATTCCCGTTCCGGCATTGTAAAATCCGTTCCATAATTTCGGTTTTGCAGGATTTCTGCCCGGGTCTTTTCCGCACCAATCGCAGGTTCTGTCGGGTTGTTTTTTAGTTTTTTTGCTCATTTACCCAATATTTATCAGCTCCTTCTTTCCATACCGTATATGGCTCTGTCCCTCCATATCTTGACTTCGGGAAAACCTTAAAACCTTCAATCCACAATTTTACGTTCGCATCGTAATGAACTGTATTTGCCGTTCTGCCGCTTGGTTTTTTGCCGTCGGCGTGGCTTACGAATATGAAGAGCTTATTATTAAATTCATTTATCAAACTTTTATATGTCAAAGCACTAAGTCCTGTATACTGAAAACTGTCAATTATTATAAATCTCGGACTTTTATGCTTTTGTAAACGCTCTTTAAGTTCTGTAATCGTCTCTTTGTCAAGCAGTGTTATATTATCGCTGTCCGATACATCTGCAAGTTTAAAAGCTCTTTTAAGCGACATTGACAAACCTTCTTCCATAGAGTTATACAGAACTCTTCCGAACTTTGACAGGTATTTTGCAAGTTTCACGGAGAAAACAGTTTTTCCGTTGCCTGAGTTTCCCCAAATAAACCAAGAACCTTTTACTTCCGGTTTACCGATAAGGTCCAGCCACTCGTCCGTAAATTCGAGCGTTTTAAACTGTTTTCCGTAAAACTGACTTATGCCGTAACCTTGCTTCATGCCGTTGCTTTGCTTCTTTTAGATTTTAAGTATTCAATTTTAAGACGTGTTAAACTTCCGCTTGTTTTGGAATAAAGTTGTCTTATATCTTTCATTTCGTTTGCTTTTGCTACCGTTGCCAATTGCTCTTTGTTAAACTGTTCAACCGCTTCTTTGCCTTGCGGAGACACCTTTTGAAATCTGCCTCCGAAACGTCTGAATATTTCCGTATATCCGACTTTTTCATTGTTAATGTTTCTTTCAATCTTTGCTTTCAGTCCGTCGGCTCCCATCATATAAAAAGCACAAAGTCCTTCGGTTGCGTTCCACAGTGCTTTAAGCTCCAAAAATGCCGGATATTGCAGGTCGCCTGCTTCGTCAAGAATAATTAAGGGAGGAGCATCGCTTGTATTAAGGTAAAACACCAAACCCTTATACACGTCTGCATACCTCCCTTTATAATTTAAACCGAACTTTTTTGCAATGCTTCTGACAAGCAATTGCTTGCTTTTAACTTGCGAACAATCAACATATACGGCATTTGTGTTTCTTTTTGCATATTCTTTTGCCGTGTGTGTTTTGCCTACACCTGCCTCGTCAACCAATACGGCACTTATACTTTGTGTTTGGCAAACTTCAAGTTGTTTATAAATTTTCTTAAATGTCGGTGTTTCTGCTGTTTTCCAATCAAAACCCCGCAAATCAATATCAAGTTCGTTTGCTATTCGTAAATAGTTTTCGTCTGAAATAACTCGGTTTATTTCGCCTTTTTTTATCCGGCTTAATTGTGCCGGGCTGATGCCTATACTTCTGGCAAATGAAGCATCGGAATTGAATTTTTGAGAACGCTCGGCAATTACCAGGGCTATTCTTCTTTTTTTGCTTGTTTGTAACATAATTGTGTGTTTTAGTTAATAATTATAAATCTTCAACAGCTTGCTCTTCTGCAAACCGGTTTTCGTATTCAAAATCATTTTCAAAATCAAAGTCATCATCTTTTTTAATATCCGGAATAATTACGGCTTCGATTGTTTCTGCTTCCGCAAAATCATTTTCGATAATTTTAAGTTTCGACAATTTATTTCTGCCGTCTTTAATCATTTTATCGAAACCGGACACATATTTTGACTGCTGTGTTATTGCATTTCTGTCAAAATCGGTTTGTTCTGCGGTTGCCTCATTATAAGCCGTTATTTTTTCACAACTGCCGATAAATATTTCCTGCTGATACAGATGAACTTTATTAATGCTTCCGTCTTCTTCGGGTATATAATATGCTTCAACTTTGTAATTGTTTGGTTTAAGTCGGCTTAATGCACTAAGTTCTGGAAGTTGGTATTTTTCGTATTGAACTCTTACGTATTGATTTCTGCGTATGCTTGTCTCGGTTTTCTCGCCTATATATCTTGCAATTAACTCATCTTTAAATTTCGGCAAATCAGGATTGAGGTGCATTTTAAGAACATCCAAACGGCTCATTCCTTTATATTTCTTTTGGTTTGGATGCAGGTCGTTATTGTAGGCATTTATCGTAAAAATATCATCGGCAACTAATCTTTCATAATTATAGTATTTTTCTTTCACAGCCATTCCGTCTGCATTCCATTCCTTATCTTGTTTAGGACGGTTGGCTTCCGACAGCGTGTAACGTCCTATACCGCTTTGATACCTTTTTTCGTAACCGTATTTCTTAACTCTGATAAAATGTTCAGACCGTTTTTCCTGCGAGTTGCCCGGATTACAAAATCGAACAAACGGAAAAAGAACGCCTGCCTTCATCATATCATCTTCATATTGATTAACAAGGTGGTGTTCTACTTCCGCTTCCATAGGAATGCCGAAATTGTTTTTATGCAGAAATCTGAACATATTTTGCATACAGGCAATAAACAGGTCTGCATCTTTTTTTCGGCTGTGTGCATAGCCGATTAATGCTCCGCTTGTTACGTCATACGCATAATATGCTTTAACTCTTGCTGTTTTACCTTTGCCGTCTTTCATTTTACGAACCAAATCTCTGTCGTCAAATGAAATTTTGCTTAAACTGAATTCCGGCAACTTACGGTGATGATGCGGACGGTGAATATTATTAAAGTAATGTGCATCATTTCTTTTGCTGTCAACTATCGGGCGGTTTTTCGGGTCATTTATATAGTTCCAAACGGTTGCTTCGCTTACGATTATGTATTGTCCTTTATTATCGTCGTAAAAGTCGGACCTTTGAAATATTTCACCGGTTGTAATATCAATTATATCAATTTTTCCGCTTAAAAATTCAAGGTAAATATCTAAAACCATACTCACGTAGGGCTTATTATTCATCGCATAAATGCTTAAAATCAAGCGTTCAAGCATTTCGTTTACTTTCCGGCTGTTTTGGTTACCGTAGTTACGGTGTATAAGCGAAGCATAGCCGTGCATATTAAATCTTTTGACTCTGTCTTTAAGCCGTATATGGTTTGCAGGCAAACTGTGCCCGTATTCTTCCTGTAAATCATTTACAACTGCCGACAATGCTTCCCAAATTCCTTTACGACTTCCGCCCATTGCCGAACGCCTTGCTTTTACATCGTTTGAAACTTTATTCAGGGCATTTATAAAGACTGCATTTGTATAATATTCTTTCTGCTTTTCAATAGGTAATGCTCTGCCGTTTTGCAGTTTGTAATTTGCGTAAAAACTTATTGCTTTTTTGTCGTAAATAAGTTGTTTGCGAAACTGACGATGCTTTACTGCTTTTGTAGGATCGCCTATTTTTTCAATTATCTTCTTTTTAAAACGAGGAGGAATACTCGAATATTCAATTAATGCAGTTCTGCCGTTGCCGCCTTTTCTCTTTTTTATAAATTCATTATACCTTTTTCGACGT